AGACCGTCCCGAAGACTTCAAAACATGGGATTCCACCATGATTCAGGAAGAATGTTCATCTTGCACCAAGATGTTGTATAAAAAATTCAAAGAAAAGGTGGAATTTACGAAAGATTTGAAAAAATTCTTCCTATACGTCGATGATTACAATTCATATGATCTAAAACACGAAGAAACCAAGTATCTCAATGCTCTTTATCGTAAATCTGGTGGAAATCGCTTTATTAATTTTGTAAATCGCTTCTGGAACGGGTTTGACGGGTTCACTACCACAGAAGTTAAGCTTGCTGAAGGTTTTTTCAAGGAATTAGAAAAAGAATTGGAGCAAATTCAACTATTCACAGGAGAATGGGAAGGATTTAAGGTCATTTCCACGATTTCTAAGTTCTCCGTGAATGAATTGAGCCATTCCATTATGGAAAATTATAAAGGAGACGCTGTAATTGTAATGAACCCTGATACAAAATTCGTTTCTTTTAGAAAATGTAAAGGATCAGAGGTTGACATTGCTAAAATGGCTGCTAATCTGTGTGACGGTGGTGGCGGCGAATGGGCATCAGGAGGTAAAATCACCAAGGAATTTTTGAAATTCAGCGAAACACTTACAGAATTATGAAAAGAAGAACATTTTTAGGAGCATTGGGAGCTTTGTTTCTCCCCACAGTAGCAGTAGCGAAAACAATTGTAGAAAATAAAATCACGCCCCCAACAGAGGAAGAAGATTTTCATCAATTCTTTTTAAATTTTAACGGATTTCCAATCAATGAAATGCAAAAAGGTATGTTCCGTTTTTATAAAAACGGATACACTTCAAATGCTTATGGGCGACAACTTGGCGTATCCACATTCATGTTGACATTAGCAGCATGGGAAGCATTTAAAGGTAAAACAGTTGTCCATTTTTCATCAAATCAATATTTACGTGATAAAATTAGAAGAAAATATTATGAAAATATTGACAAACATTTCGAAAAATATTGTGATGGTAAATTTCCAGGTATTAATTTTGATAGTATCGAATCGCAAAATAGGGGATATATGATGAAAAAATATGATGTGGCATTATTAGATCAATCTAGCCCATATTATCACGAAGCATGGTCTGCCATTACTCCGTCAGTTAAAAAAACATTATTATTAAAAACATATGAGTTTTGATCCATCATCAGAAATTGTGGAAGAGGAAACAAATCACCTCTTCCTATGCTATTGTTCCTTTATAAATCATCTTAAAGGAAAAAAATTATCTATTCAAAATGTTTTCGTGACTACTCTCCAAGAAGAGAAACTGAAAACAATACTGAAAACGATATTGTCGCTTGATTCCGATCAGGAATTGGTTAGAGTATTTTTAGACTATGATCCTACTATTTCACGTAGTAAGTTCATCACGAAATACATCAACTCAGAGCAGAAAAAAAGAAAGAAATGACTGACTTTCAAAAAAGAATATACAATTCCCATCTCGCCATCTCCCGTAAAATGAGAGATAAACCATTTCGGATTAGAAAAGATTTCTCCGACATGGATCAAACCAAGTTAGATCGACTTGCTTCTTTAGAAAGGTTCTTCAATAGCTATCAGAATATTAAAATTGATGACTACTTCTCTGCCCCTTACGTTATTTTTGAGGATGATGACTATTTTGATTTGGATTTTTACTTGACTTCCAAAGCAAAGAAGGCATACTCTCAATACATGAAGAAAATTGAGATGGATGATCCTGATTCGGAAAGTTCTCTCAATCGAATGGTGGATAGTCTCAAATTTGTCAAAAATTTCTGTAGAGAAAAAAACTTGACTTTGAAAGAATATCCCTTATATATTGAAGGAGCTTTACCGACCATGATTGACCATCTGAAGAACCATCATATAAATATGTATGCGCTTCATGCTTTAGGTGTTTCAAAAATCGAGGTAGAGAATCGTATTCTGGATTTTATTTTTTCAGATTTTTGGATCACGTTTCAAAAGACGAAGAACAAATTCTATCTGAGTAAAAAAATGAAGGAATTTTCAAAACAAGCAATTGATAAAATTTCTACTACTAAAAATTATGAAAATTAAGAAAAATTTGGATATTACTACCGATGACTTTTGGTATGATTTAACCGATGGTGGTTATCTCAAACCTGAAGAGATTTTAGAAGATTCACAAGATGTTGAAAGGGTGCTTGACGCTATCGCAACTCTTGAATTATTCCGAGATTCCTGTATAGAAGAAATTGAGGATTTTGTCCAATAAAAAACAAAGTTATCTATGACGAATGATGAAATAAATGATAAGATTGATAAATGGCATGATGGTGAATATGAATGTTCGCTTCATGAATTTCTCGGAATGACATTTGCTGAATATTCGATATGGGTGACAGACGAAAAGCAACTGAAAACAAACAACTAAAATACAAATATGAGTACAAAAACAAAAAGCAAATTCGGTGCTGCGATGTTCGATTCGATCAAAGCAGCTTTAAACAAGGGTAATGATTCGTCTGGTGGACAATTCTCAAATATTATGAGTTTTCCTGCTGGCAATACATACACTCTGCGTCTGATCCCTAATGTGGAGAATCCTGAAAAGAGTCTCTTCCATCATTGGGTGAATGGCTGGAATAGCAAAGCGACAGGTTCTTATATGAGCTTCATTGGTCTTCAAACTTTTGGTGATCGTGATCCGATTTCTGAACTTCGCTGGAAACTTTGGAAAAGCTGGAAAGAAGCTAATCCCAAAGCTGAGAACAAAGAATACAAAGCAGAAATTGCTCAAAAAGAGCAGTGGCTTGTAAATGTTTACGTGATCAATGATCCTGCTAAACCAGAAAACAATGGAACTGTGAAGATTCTTCGTATGGGTCCACAACTCAAGAAAATTATCGACGATGCCACTGAAGGTGAGCGTTCCGATGAACTTGGTTGGGATATTTTCGACCCGACTAAAGGACACGATTTCAAGATCGTTGCTGAGAAGAAAGGCGAATACACTACATTTGAATCTTCGTTTATCACTACCAAGTCCAAGACTGTTTTGGATGAGGAAGAGATTGATAAGATTTGCGAGTCTCTTCATGATCTGGAAGCGGTTTATCCCGTGAAGACTTATGACGAGCTTCAAGAATTTCTCAACGAACACTTCTTCGTTGGTGAAGAGAAAGAAGAGCGCAAGCCTCTAAAACAAGCCAAAAAAGAAGTAGTAGTTGATGATGATGACGATGACATTCCTTTCGTTCATGAAAAACCGAAAGTGACATCGACTCCCAAAAAGCAAGTAGTCGAAGATGACAATGATGAAATTGATGATCTTCTTGCTGGATTAGATGACTAACCCCAATAACCCTCCCCATCAATCGGTGGGGAGGGTTTTCCCTTTAATAAATTATGAACAACATTCCCGAAGAAATTGAAGCAATGGCATTCCTGATTGGACAATCCAATCAGATTGATCAAATGATGGTTGACCGACCATCGACACTTATCACATCAGCGCAGACTTTGAAAAAAGGTTTGAATGATTACATTCAAACGCAAAGACAACAAGCTCCTCAACCTGTTCAATATCAACAACCCCCTCAACCTCCAGTCGTTAATTTACCACCCCAACAATTACCTCAAGTTCCCCAGTATGCACCAATGCCACAAAAAGTGGATGATGGGCAATTGGAATTGAATTTGGAGCCGACTAAAGTTGAGGAAATTATTATTTTGTTGAAAGAAATCTCTAATAAGTTGACAAAGCAGAATAGTCTGCTAGAAAAGACGTATGCAAATCAATCTAAACAGAAAACCGTTTCAGAACCTGTTGTTAAGCTTGTCGCAAATAAGTGACACATGTGTTCTGGAGATGAAAGATGATGGCATACATGGTATTTCCTCTAGCGAGGATAACTCCATGTATGCTCATGCATATCTAAGAGGTGATTTTGAAGAAAAGAATCTAAATCTACCTTCTCTGAAAAAGCTTTCCAAAGCATTAGACATGGTATCATCTGATACCGTGAAGCTAAAGTTGAATGGAAACCATTTGGAGTATAAAGATAAGCAAATCAAATTCAAATATCATCTCCATGAAGAAGGAGTCATCACTAGACCCAAGTTATCTCTGGAAAAGATTCGTAATTTTGAATATAACATCGAATTTGAGTTGGACTTTGATTTCCTTTCCAATATTCTTCAAAAATCTTCCATCACAAACACCAAGAAATTATATATTTTCACAGAAGATGGTAATTTGGTGTGGAAAGTTGGAGACGAAACCGTTCCAAACAGTGATACTCTGAGTATTGTAGGGGATGAAGTTGAATTTGAACTCAATCCTTTCATTCTAAAGATTGACAA